TTGCAGTAATGAAATCAGGCGGTGAAAGTACCAATAAAGGTTTCTACTTTGCTGTCTTTGAATTTCTCAACAAGCAGATCACGAAATTCGTTAGCCATTTCTTCCTGCACCGCTTCCAGCTGAATAATGCGCAGAACCAGTACAGGACGATCGCCAGTGATAATGCTGAGGCGTAATTTAAACGGACGTTCTTTCAGACCTTCAAACGGAACGCATTTAAATTCAAATGCCACTGGCATAATGTCTTTGGTCTTCGCTTCGACAGACTCCATCAGGGAGCGTTTGCCGCTGAAGTCATTATCTTCAAAATCAGCGGTCTGGTTTGCTTCAATCGTGATTTTACGGACTGCCGCAGCCGCTTTTGTTGCTTGAATGGCGTCACCATTAGCATCAAAGCCCACAAGGTAGTCGGCCCAGTCTTCGATCCATTCTGCCAGTGACTTCTGGGAGTTACGCTCGCCGTTAACAGACAACAGAGCAGAGAACGGTGCTGTCTTTTTCAGTTTGAGAGTGGCAGTGTTATCTGCGTGACCTGGCTCATCAATAGTACCCAGGTTAAGCACACTGACGGCACGCATATTATCGGCATCGATAAAGCAGCGGGTGCCTTCATCTGCAAGATCTTTAGAATAACGGGTAAAATCATCGATGCTGGCAGTGGAAAGTGCACCACGGAAACGGAAGCGATTTAAATTAAATTTTTCCAGATCATGAATGCGGAAATTCTCAGGCAATGCCACAGCATCGGCACCAATCTTACTGATAATTTCATTAACACCCTGAGCAGAAATAAGGGCATGGATTTGATTAATTGCGGTTGCGTCTAAGTTCTGAGACATAATAAGTCCTCACTATATAAAGATATTCAGTGATGAGATAAATAATCAGTTTATTACGAACGATATTAACGACCTGCTGCGCGGAGTTTTCCGTCAGGTTCACCGGCAAGAGTCAGTAATTGTCCCTGGTCTTCCTGCAGAATAGTCAGGCGACCACCGCGATTGACATACATCGGCGTTTCGGTGGTGTCTTCTTCGGAAATTTTCCCGCGGTTAGTTGGGCGAACATATGAGAGTTTGTGTTTGATTTTCACACGGTTCTCATCAAACGGTTCGATTTCCAGATTGAGTGAGACCTTCCCTTTGGTTTTCGTGTTCATCACACCGGAAGCGACCTCACTGAGAACTGCGCCGATTTTGGTTTCAAATACGCCGCCGTCCAGCTCCCCGATAAATGCCTGCACATCAGTACTGCGTTCGCTAGCCATTTTGCTGCTCCTCATCATATCGACCCTGCAAGGTCGGTTGGTTTCTCCACAAAACAGAGAAGAACACCTGCGGTGGCAGCCGCCCGGATGGATTGGGTTATGAGCCCGTCGTCCGGTGATGCTCTTCTCTGTTTTGCAAAAAAGGACGGTACCAGCCGGAAGCAAGGGTACAAACTGGTACCGCCAGGACTACACACAGCATAAAGTTGTGGTGCCGGGTGCCTCCCGGTGCCTGGCGAAGGTTGCACACCAGGCGGGTGGGTATCCACAGAAGGTCGACTGTCAGCCTCAACCTTAACCCGCGTGCGCTGAGCCGCATTCACCACAACGCTAAGGATTCTCTCTGGTTGAAAATACTTAGCTGTTATGTGCCTGCTTTTAGCCACATCAGGCGAGGTGGACCTGGTTATTCCCCAACAACAAGGATTCGGTTAATCTGGATATCCCCAACAACAATAAGAGTATTCAATGTGATCGCTGAATTAACGGCAGCAATGACGGCTATTTGTGAAACAGCCCAGATTGCAAAACTAATGAACGAGGCAAAAACTCAAGCTGAAGTAAATGCGGCTATTGGTGAGCTGAACTCAAAGCTTGCGTCTATTCAGCGCGAATGCGTGTCTCTCGTTGAACTGGTGGGCTCTTATCAAGAAATAAATGCTTCTCTCAAAGCTAAAATTGCAGAATTCGAAAACTTTGAGGCTCAGACGGAAGGCTATATCCTTAACCAACTTGAGTCGGGTACTTTTGTATACTCGAAGGAGGTAATCGTGAACGGTGGCAGCATAACCATGCATCTTTGCCCAAAATGTTTTGGACAAAAGATAGTATCGATACTTCAACCATTCCCGGTTAGCGAAGATGAGCTTTTTCATAAAAGCAGGTGCCTCCACTGTGAAAATAAGTTTCTGATGAATAAAAATCCGGATTACGTATCGCCTCCATCCATTGAGGAGTTGTCCAGAAAACTTAACGGCAATCTGTAGATTACTACTGTTGTGGATACCGTGGCATTTGAAGAGAAGTATGGCTCCCAGCTGGAGCTGATATTTCGTTTTATCGATCGCGCACTGGCGATTGGTGTGCTGGCCTGATTTTGTGGAGAAAGTTAATGCGTGATATTCAGATGGTTCTTGAACGTTGGGGAGCGTGGGCGGCTAATAATCATGAAGATGTGACCTGGTCGTCCATTGCCGCCGGTTTTAAGGGATTAATTCCTTCAAAAGTAAAATCTCGCCCGCAATGTTGTGACGATGACGCGATGATCATTTGCGGGTGCATGGCCCGTCTGAAAAAGAACAACAGCGATTTGCACGATTTATTAGTAGATTATTATGTAGTCGGTATGACATTCATGTCACTGGCAGGTAAGCATTGCTGCTCTGATGGTTATATCGGGAAAAGGTTACAGAAGGCTGAGGGCATAATTGAAGGGATGTTAATGGCATTAGATATCCGGTTAGAGATGGATATCGTTGTTAATAACTCTAATTAATATGCCAATTGTTTACTGAAAGTTATTAAAAATGGGGCGTTGCAACGCCCCCAAAAATAAAGGGTAATATATAACAGAAGGTTTATATAGTTAGAAGCAAGGTTGTGCTCCTAAAGGAAGTGGCTTGAGGGAGCCACTTATATGTTGGGGAGGCAACGCCTCCCGCAACATATCTTTTTCGTAATCAGATTAGAACTGGTAAACCAGACCTACAGCAACGATGTCATCAGTGCTTACACCGAGTGCTTTAGTGAAGTCATTTTTGTCAAGCAGGTTGATTTTGTAATCAACGAAAGTAGACATATTTTTGTTGAAGTAATAGGTTGCACCTACATCAACATATTTGACTAAGTCCTGATCGCCCCATACTCCAAGATCCTTACCTTTAGATTGCAGGTAAGCAACGGACGGACGCAGACCGAAATCGAACTGATATTGTGCAACAGCTTCGAAGTTTTGAGCTTTATTAGCAACGAAGTGATCAGCAAATACAGTCATATTCTGGGTTTCAGAATAGGTAGTGGCCAGGTAAATGTTGTTAGCGTCATATTTCAGACCTGCGGCCCAAACTTCTGCATTTTTACCGGAAGCAAATACTTCAGGAAGAACTTTCCCTGCATTAACTTGAGTGTCGGTACGATCAGATTTCGCATAAGTTGCACCGATACCGAATCCTTCGTATTCATAGGTAGCAGAGAAACCGAAGCCATCACCGTTACCTTCGGTGTAGTTATCGAAATCGCTACGATCGTTTTTGCCTTGGTACTGAGCAGCAAAGTTCAGACCATCAACCAGACCAAAGAAGTCGTTGTTACGATAGGTTGCAACACCAGTGGTGCGACCAGTCATGAACACATCTGTTTGGGTCCAGGTATCGCCACCGAATTCTGGCAGAACGTCAGTCCACGCACCGATGTCGTATGCTACACCGTAGTTACGGCCGTAATCGATTGAGCCGTAGTCACCGAATTTCAGGCCTGCAAATGCAAGACGGGTTTTGTCTTTGGAGGAACCTTGAGATTCAGCGCGGTTGCCTTTGAATTCATATTCCCACTGACCGAAACCAGTCAGCTGATCGTTGATTTGGGTTTCGCCTTTGAAGCCCAGACGAACATAAGTAGTATCACCATCATCTGCATCGTTAGAGGAAAAGTAGTGCTTGGCATTAACTTTCCCGTACAGATCCAGCTTGTTACTGTCTTTATTATAAATTTCAGCTGCCTGAGCAGACATCGCCATCAGTACTGATGCAGCTACAGCAGAAATTGCCACTGTTAATTTTTTCATCGTGAGCCCTTTTTTTTGAACTATTATTAAAAAATGATGTCACTGCGCGATAAATATTCATCTAATCAATGTGATTATTTCAAGATGTAAGTTTTAGTTTCTCATTTAATTTGTGAAGTAGATCTCTATTTTTATCTGAACTTTTTCTATCGAAACCTATTTATGGCTCTTATTTGAACAAAAATAAATCTATTAGCTAATTTATATTAATGGCTGTTATTTATGGTGGTTCTATAATTCGTCTGTTTAATTTAAACCGGCTAAAAATAACACTGGAAATTATTTATTGGTTATTTGTTGAGGTTTTCTTATGTATTTGTGGTGATGTTTTGAACACTCGGTAGCATTCTCATAAATATCATTCAGTGGTTTACGTACGTAAAAAATTGGTTATGCTGTTAAGAGTGGTTACTTCGTCACACAGCTTAAACCCGCCGTCGAGCTGGTTTTTCCATTTTTTGAGTCTCGATATTAGCTGATAACTCAATACCTGAGTTATTCACTGACTCGGAGTCAGTTACGTTTCTGCTTTTTTGCGATACGTTGTATTCCCTCAATTTACACCCGCTTTGTCTGCGAGGTGGGGTTATGAAATTCATGGATAAGTTAACAACTGGAGTCGCCTATGGCACCTCAGCAGGTAGTGCCGGTTACTGGTTTTTACAGCTGCTCGATAAAGTCACTCCCTCACAGTGGGCAGCAATAGGTGTGCTGGGTAGCCTGGTATTTGGCCTGCTGACGTACCTGACAAACCTTTATTTCAAGATTAAAGAAGATAAGCGCAAGGCTGCGAGAGGTGAATAATGCCTCCATCATTACGAAAAGCCGTTGCTGCTGCTATTGGTGGCGGAGCAATTGCTATAGCATCAGTGTTAATCACTGGCCCAAGTGGTAACGATGGTCTGGAAGGTGTCAGCTACATACCATACAAAGATATTGTTGGTGTATGGACTGTATGTCACGGACACACCGGAAAAGACATCATGCTCGGTAAAACGTATACCAAAGCAGAATGCAAAGCACTCTTGAATAAAGACCTTGCCACTGTCGCCAGACAAATTAACCCGTATATCAAAGTCGATATACCGGAAACAACGCGCGGCGCTCTTTACTCATTCGTTTACAATGTGGGTGCTGGCAATTTTAGAACATCGACGCTTCTTCGCAAAATAAACCAGGGCGATATCAAAGGCGCATGTGATCAGCTGCGTCGCTGGACATACGCTGGCGGTAAGCAATGGAAAGGCCTGATGACTCGTCGTGAGATTGAGCGTGAAGTCTGTTTGTGGGGGCAACAGTGAGCAGAGTAACCGCGATTATATCCGCTCTGATTATCTGCATCATCGTCAGCCTGTCATGGGCGGTCAATCATTACCGTGATAACGCAATCGCCTACAAAGCCCAGCGCGACAAAAATGCCAGAGAACTGAAGCTAGCGAACGCGGCAATTACTGACATGCAGATGCGTCAGCGTGATGTTGCTGCGCTCGATGCAAAATACACGAAGGAGTTAGCTGATGCGAAAGCTGAAAATGATGCTCTGCGTGATGATGTTGCCGCTGGTCGTCGTCGGTTGCACATCAAAGCAGTCTGTCAGTCAGTGCGTGAAGCCACCACGGCCTCCGGCGTGGATAATGCAGCCTCCCCCCGACTGGCAGACACCGCTGAACGGGATTATTTCACCCTCAGAGAGAGGCTGATCACTATGCAAAAACAACTGGAAGGAACCCAGAAGTATATTAATGAGCAGTGCAGATAGAGCTGACCATATCGATGGGCAACTCATGCAATTATTTTGAGCAATACACACGCGCTTCCAGCGGAGTATAAATGCCTAAAGTAATAAAACCGAGCAATCCATTTACGAATGTTTGCTGGGTTTCTGTTTTAACAACATTTTCTGCGCCGCCACAAATTTTGGCTGCATCGACAGTTTTCTTCTGCCCAATTCCAGAAACGAAGAAATGATGGGTGATGGTTTCCTTTGGTGCTACTGCTGTCTGTTTGTTTTGAACAGTAAACGTCTGTTGAGCACATCCTGTAATAAGCAGGGCCAGCGCAGTAGCGAGTAGCATTTTTTTCATGGTGTTATTCCCGATGCTTTTTGAAGTTCGCAGAATCGTATGTGTAGAAAATTAAACAAACCCTAAACAATGAGTTGAAATTTCATATTGTTAATATTTATTAATGTATGTCAGGTGCGATGAATCGTCATTGTATTCCCGGATTAACTATGTCCACAGCCCTGACGGGGAACTTCTCTGCGGGAGTGTCCGGGAATAATTAAAAACGATGCACACAGGGTTTAGCGCGTACACGTATTGCATTATGCCAACGCCCCGGTGCTGACACGGAAGAAACCGGACGTTATGATTTAGCGTGGAAAGATTTGTGTAGTGTTCTGAATGCTCTCAGTAAATAGTAATGAATTATCAAAGGTATAGTAATATCTTTTATGTTCGTGGATATTTGTAACCCATCGGAAAACTCCTGCTTTAGCAAGATTTTCCCTGTATTGCTGAAATGTGATTTCTCTTGATTTCAACCTATCAAAGGACGTTTCTATAAGATGCGTATTTCTTGAGAATTTAACATTTACAACCTTTTTAAGTCCTTTTATTAACACAGTGTTATCGTTTTCTAACACAATGTGAATATTATCTGTGGCTAGATAGTAAATATAATGTGAGACATTGTGACGTTTTAGTTCAGAATAAAACAATTCACAGTTTAAATCTTTTCGCACTTGATCGAATATTTCTTTAAAAATGGCAACCTGAGCCATTGGTAAAACCTTCCATGTGATACGAGGGCGCGTAGTTTGCATTATCGTTTTTATCGTTTCAATCTGGTCTGACCTCTTTGTGTTTTGTTGATGATTTATGTCAAATATTAGGAATGTTTTCAATTAATAGTATTGGTTGTGTAACAAAGTGCGGTCCTGCTGGCATTCTGGAGGGAAATACAACCGACAGATGTATGTAAGGCCAACGTGCTCAAATCTTCATACAGAAAGATTTGAAGTAATATTTTAACCGCTAGATGAAGAGCAAGCGCATGGAGCGACAAAATGAATAAAGAACAATCTGCTGATGATCCCTCCGTGGATCTGATTCGTGTAAAAAATATGCTTAATAGCACCATTTCTATGAGTTACCCTGATGTTGTAATTGCATGTATAGAACATAAGGTGTCTCTGGAAGCATTCAGGGCAATTGAGGCAGCGTTGGTGAAGCACGATAATAATATGAAGGATTATTCCCTGGTGGTTGACTGATCACCATAACTGCTAATCATTCAAACTACTTAACCTGTGACAGAGCCAACACGCAGTCTGTCACTGTCAGGAAAGTGGTAAAACTGCAACTCAATTACTGCAATGCCCTCGTAATTAAGTGAATTTACAATATCGTCCTGTTCGGAGGGAAGAACGCGGGATGTTCATTCTTCATCACTTTTAATTGATGTATATGCTCTCTTTTCTGACGTTAGCCTCCGACGGCAGGCTTCAATGACCCAGGCTGAGAAATTCCCGGACCCTTTTTGATCAAGAGCGATGTTAATTTGTTCAATCATTTGGTTAGGAAAGCGGATGTTGCGGGTTGTTGTTCTGCGGGTTCTGTTCTTCGTTGACATGAGGTTGCCCCGTATTCAGTGTCGCTGATTTGTATTGTCTGAAGTTGTTTTTACGTTAAGTTGATGCGGATCAATTAATACGATACCTGCGTCATAATTGATTATTTGACGTGGTTTGATGGCGTAGATGCACGTTGTGACATGTAGATGATAATTATTATCATTTTGCGGGTCCTTTCCGGCGATCCGACAGGTTACGGGGCGGCGACCTCGCGGGTTTTCGCTATTTATGAAAATTTTCCGGTTTAAGGCGTTTCCGTTCTTCTTCGTCATAACTTAATGTTTTTATTTAAAATACCCTCTGAAAAGAAAGGAAACGACAGGTGCTGAAAACGGGCTTTTTGGCCACTGTCGTTTCCTTTCTCTGTTTTTGTCCGTGGAATGAACAATGGAAGTCAACAAAAAGCAGCTGGCTGAAATTTTCGGCGCGAGTATCCGTACCATTCAGAACTGGCAGGAGCAGGGAATGCCCGTTCTGCGAGGCGGTGGGAAGGGTAATGAGGTGCTTTATGACTCTGCCGCCGTCATAAAATGGTATGCCGAAAGGGATGCTGAAATTGAGAACGAAAAGCTGCGCCGGGAGGTTGAAGAACTGCGACAGGCCAGCGAGACAGATCTCCAGCCAGGGACTATTGAGTACGAACGCCATCGACTTACGCGTGCGCAGGCCGACGCACAGGAGCTGAAAAATGCCAGAGACTCCGCTGAAGTGGTGGAAACCGCATTCTGTACTTTCGTGCTGTCGCGGATCGCAGGTGAAATTGCCAGTATTCTCGACGGGATCCCCCTGTCGGTGCAGCGGCGTTTTCCGGAACTGGAAAACCGACATGTTGATTTCCTGAAACGGGATATCATCAAAGCCATGAACAAAGCAGCCGCGCTGGATGAACTGATACCGGGGTTGCTGAGTGAATATATCGAACAGTCAGGTTAACAGGCTGCGACATTTTGTCCGCGCCGGGCTTCGCTCACTGTTCAGGCCGGAGCCACAGACTGCCGTTGAATGGGCGGATGCTAATTATTATCTCCCGAAAGAATCCGCATACCAGGAAGGGCGCTGGGAAACACTGCCCTTTCAGCGGGCCATCATGAATGCGATGGGCAGCGACTATATCCGTGAGGTGAATGTAGTGAAGTCTGCCCGTGTCGGTTATTCCAAAATGCTGCTGGGTGTTTATGCCTACTTTATAGAGCATAAGCAACGCAACACACTTATCTGGTTGCCGACGGATGGTGATGCCGAGAACTTTATGAAAACCCACGTTGAGCCGACCATCCGCGATATTCCGTCGCTGCTGGCGCTGGCTCCGTGGTATGGCAAAAAGCACCGGGATAACACGCTCACCATGAAGCGTTTCACCAATGGTCGTGGCTTCTGGTGCCTGGGCGGTAAAGCGGCAAAAAACTACCGTGAAAAGTCGGTGGATGTGGCGGGTTATGATGAACTTGCTGCCTTTGATGATGATATTGAACAGGAAGGCTCTCCGACGTTCCTGGGTGACAAGCGTATTGAAGGCTCGGTCTGGCCAAAGTCCATCCGTGGCTCCACGCCCAAAGTGAGAGGCACCTGTCAGATTGAGCGTGCAGCCAGTGAATCCCCGCATTTTATGCGTTTTCATGTTGCCTGCCCGCACTGCGGGGAGGAGCAGTACCTTAAATTCGGCGATAAAGAGACGCCGTTTGGCCTCAAATGGACGCCGGATGATCCCTCCAGCGTGTTTTATCTCTGCGAACATAATGCCTGCGTCATCCGCCAGCAGGAGCTGGACTTCACTGATGCCCGTTATATCTGCGAAAAGACCGGGATCTGGACCCGTGATGGCATTCTCTGGTTTTCGTCATCCGGTGAAGAGATTGAGCCACCGGACAGCGTGACCTTTCACATCTGGACGGCGTACAGCCCGTTCACCACCTGGGTGCAGATTGTCAAAGACTGGATGAAGACGAAAGGGGATACGGGAAAACGTAAAACCTTCGTGAACACCACGCTCGGTGAGACATGGGAAGCGAAAATCGGTGAACGTCCGGATGCTGAAGTGATGGCAGAGCGGAAAGAGCATTATTCAGCGCCCGTTCCTGACCGTGTGGCTTACCTGACTGCCGGTATCGACTCCCAGCTGGACCGCTACGAAATGCGCGTATGGGGATGGGGGCCGGGTGAGGAAAGCTGGCTGATTGACCGGCAGATTATTATGGGCCGCCACGACGATGAACAGACGCTGCTGCGTGTGGATGAGGCCATCAATAAAACCTATACCCGCCGGAATGGTGCAGAAATGTCGATATCCCGTATCTGCTGGGATATTGGCGGGATTGACCCGACCATTGTGTATGAACGCTCGAAAAAACATGGGCTGTTCCGGGTGATCCCCATTAAAGGGGCATCCGTCTACGGAAAGCCGGTGGCCAGCATGCCACGTAAGCGAAACAAAAACGGGGTTTACCTTACCGAAATCGGCACGGATACCGCGAAAGAGCAGATTTATAACCGCTTCACACTGACGCCAGAAGGGGATGAACCGCTTCCCGGTGCCGTTCACTTCCCGAATAACCCGGATATTTTTGATCTGACCGAAGCGCAGCAGCTGACTGCTGAAGAGCAGGTCGAAAAATGGGTGGATGGCAGGAAAAAAATACTGTGGGACAGCAAAAAGCGACGCAATGAGGCACTCGACTGCTTCGTTTATGCGCTGGCGGCGCTGCGCATCAGTATTTCCCGCTGGCAGCTGGATCTCAGCGCACTGCTGGCGAGCCTGCAGGAAGAGGATGGTGCAGCAACCAACAAGAAAACACTGGCAGATTACGCCCGTGCCTTATCCGGAGAGGATGAATGACGCGACAGGAAGAACTTGCCGCTGCCCGTGCGGCACTGCATGACCTGATGACAGGTAAACGGGTGGCAACGGTACAAAAAGACGGACGGCGAGTGGAGTTTACGGCCACTTCCTTGTCTGACCTGAAAAAATACATTGCGGAGCTGGAAGTGCAGACCGGCATGACACAGCGACGCAGGGGACCTGCAGGATTTTATGTATGAAAACGCCCACCATTCCCACCCTTCTGGGGCCGGACGGCATGATATCGCTGCGTGAATATGCCGGTTATCACGGCGGTGGCAGCGGATTTGGTGGGCAGTTACGGGCGTGGAACCCACCGAGTGAAAGTGTGGATGCAGCCCTGCTGCCCAACTTTACCAGTGGCAATGCCCGTGCAGACGATCTGGTACGCAATAACGGCTATGCCGCCAACGCCATCCAGCTGCATCAGGATCATATCGTCGGGTCTTTTTTCCGGCTCAGTCATCGCCCAAGCTGGCGCTATCTGGGCATCGGGGAGGAAGAAGTGCGACCAACAGCACATCTGAAACGCTTGCAGCGACACCAAAGGCAGTAAAAACAGCCTATGACAATGCCGAGAAACGTCTGCAGAAAGATCAGAACGGTGCGGATATCCCTGGCAAAGACACCTTTACGAAAAATATTGGTGCCTGGCCGGAACTAATGAATTTATTGGTGAAGGTGATGCATATATTCCGCCTCATACAGGTCTGCCAGCAAACAGTACCGATATTGCACCACCAGATATTCCTGCTGGCTTTGTGGCTGTTTTCAACAGTGATGAGGCATCGTGGCATCTCGTTGAAGATCATCGGGGTAAAACGGTTTATGACGTGGCTTCCGGCGACGCGTTATTTATTTCTGAACTCGGCTCATTACCGGAAAATGTCACCTGGTTATCCCCGGAAGGGGAGTTTCAGAAGTGGAACGGCACAGCTTGGGTGAAGGATACGGAAGCAGAAAAACTGTTCCGGATCCGTGAGGCGGAAGAAACAAAAAACAGCCTGATGCAGGTAGCCAGTGAGCATATAGCGCCGCTTCAGGATGCTGTGGATCTGGAGATCGCAACGGAGGAAGAAACCTTGTTGCTGGAAGCCTGGAAAAAGTATCGGGTGTTGCTGAACCGTGTTGATACATCAACTGCACCTGATATTGAGTGGCCTACGAACCCTGTCAGGGAGTAATCATTGGGATTATGCCGCAGCACGTCTTAAGCAAGAACGTGCTGCGGTTGGATGCTATTTTTTCCCTGAAGCGGAAAACATTACTACAGTACCTTGAACCTTGGTTTTAACATTCTCGAAATGCTCTGAGAGTATATGTGTTAAGCCTTCTTCGGAATCTTTTGTGTTTGAAAAGATGCCTTTCTGATTGTAAATGCGCATCAGTTTTTGACCGAAGCTATTGTGCACAACTCCATCGCCAAGAATTGTGGCTCCGTATAGAGTTCCATCGTCAGTTAAGGCCTGCGCCGCATTGCGTATTACACAGCTTTTTGTAGATATATTTCCAGGCAGGCAGTGAAGAAGGTAAAACATGGAAATGGAATCAAATTGACCATGTAACGCCGCGGGATAAGGTTCAAAAACATCATGGCTAATTTTATGTTTAATTTTTGATTCCCCAGCCCTTGTAGATGCCGCGTTCAGGCTAGCTTCGTTCAAATCCATTAAAGATATCAGACTACTCTCAGGTACGTGAGTAAGGTAAAACCCAGTTCCAACACCAATATCCAGATGGTTGTTACCTAAATGTTCCAGAAAGTGTGGAAGAAGGTGTTCCTTTGTAGGACATCCCCATGCAAGCCGATTTGATACTCCCAAAACCCACCAGTCATAAAGCTTTAGGGTAAGTGGTGTGTAAATTTTAGCCCCATCATCTGTGTTTTTTTTCATTAATTTCACCATGTTATAGTTTTATTTGTGAATTAAATCAATTATGGCGATGAATTACAAGGGGTTAAATGCTGCCGCAGCATAGCGATATTGAAATAGCCTGGTATGCTTCGATACAACAGGAGCCGAATGGCTGGAAGACCGTCACCACACAGTTCTACATCCAGGAATTCAGTGAGTATATTGCGCCACTGCAGGATGCTGTAGATCTGGAAATCGCAACGGAGGAAGAAAGATCGTTGCTGGAGGCATGGAATAAATATCGGGTATTGTTGAATCGAGTTGATACATCAGTAGCTCTGGGTATGAAGCTGTTTGTAACTCATGTTACAGTAACAGTTATTACTATCTCGAAGGTGCAAAATGTATATTGATTTGATATTTTATAAATTTACTTCGAATCTGGCACGTCAACTTTTGATTAAAGTAATATCAGTTTTCGGCGAAAAAAGGACCGTGTACATGGTGATGCTGCCAACTTACTGATTTAGTGTATGATGGTGTTTTTGAGGTGCTCCAGTGGCTTCTGTTTCTATCAGCTGTCCCTCCTGTTCAGCTACTGACGGGGTGGTGCGTAACGGCAAAAGCACCGCCGGACATCAGCGCTATCTCTGCTCTCACTGCCGTAAAACATGGCAACTGCAGTTCACTTACACCGCTTCTCAACCCGGTACGCACCAGAAAATCATTGATATGGCCATGAATGGCGTTGGATGCCGGGCAACCGCCCGCATTATGGGCGTTGGCCTCAACACGATTTTA